AACAGCGTGTTGTAGGCGGTGTTTAGCGCGGTATTAAACGCGGAAACACCACCGGCTGTGGTGAACTGAGTAAAGGTGTACAGCGGGGTGAGGTTGGCGGTAGGCACGTAAGTCACGAGGACTCCTTCTCGCAATCGCCGCCGCAGCGGCCACAGACCTTGAAAAAGCCGTGGAAACCGCACTCGGCGCAGTGGTAGCCGCCGGAGCGAACAGGCGCTGCCGATACGTCAGCGACCGTGTAGCCGAGTTCCTTAAGCACCTTGGCGTGACGCGAGTCGGGCACCTCGATAGTCGTGCCGCTATAGCGTCGGTTGCCGCCGACAGTCGGGATGTCGACCTCGACGCACTTGTCGTCAGGGGAAAGCAATCGCGCCATCAGGTGACCTTCTCCACGATCACGCCATCCTCGACGCGGTACTCACTGCCGTCAGAGAAAGTGACATGGTGCCAGCGATCATCCGCCACCGTCTCACCGATGCGCGGGTCGTCGGGGTCCGACGGAGGTTCGGCTTTCTTCGGCGCCGCCTCTTGCGTCTTCCGGGGCCGACCAGGCCCACGCCGTGTTGGGGTGCTCTCATCGTCCGCGGGCATGGATGCGCCTTTCAGCAAATGGACGGCAGAAAGGGCGCCTACCGAAGCAGACGCCCTTTCTGGGCGTTACTTAAACCTTCGTGATCCCGGTAATCGCACCGCAGTAAGACGGGGCGTAGCAGACGAATGTACCGTACCAGTAACTCGATGTTTCATAGGCAAATTGAGTTACCGGCCACTCGATCGCCATATAATCCTGTACGTTATAGACCGCGAAGACGTCGGAAATGTTGCTATCCGGCAGCGGAAGCGTCCAGGAAATGATGGGCATGACGCCTTGCGGCATCCAGGGGTGGACACTCAGGTCGACCATCTTCCCGGTGACCTCGTTCTGCAGACCGGTGACCAGGGCACCAATCTGGGCGTTATGCGCCTGGGCGGCGTTGTCCACCGTAATCCGGTAGGACGACGAGCTAGCGGTCTTCAGCAGATCGGACATCTGCCGACGATCGTTACCGTTGCACAACACCTCGTCCGGGTCAGCCTTGTTGTTCTCGTACATGACCGCGAAGGCGTTGTAGAATTCCGATCCCGGGTTGGCGGTGTTCAGCCCACCGTTAGTCGGAGCAGTCGCGCCGTTCGAGATGCCGCTGATGTTCTTGACGTAGCCGGAGCCAGTCCCCATGCAGTACGACAAAATTCCGTCGTAGTCTGTGGCCGACGCCGTGCTGTCGGTAGAGCCGGACGGGAACGACACTAGCGCGGCAGTACCGGAGTTCGGCGCGTGACCCGTGCCGCCACCATTGAAGTTGATGGTGACAACGCCAGACCCGGAAACGGTGCCCGCAGCTCCAGGAGCGGGCACGCCGGGGCTGGAAACGCTGGCCAGGAAGACACCGGCCGCGGTGTTGGTGGTTCCCGCGTAGACCCGGTACCCCAGAGCGCCGGTGACCGGCGAAATGGTGACGTCCAGGACGTTCAGGGTAACCGCCGACAGCGCCGTGCTGGTGAGGACGGTCGGAACCGACTCACCCCAGATGCCCACGGCGGTGACCCACACATAGAGGGTCGGGATGTTCGCGGTGTTCCCGATCTCGCCCGCGGTGAGCGTGCTACGCGCGGCAGCGCTGGCAGCCGGCGACGCGAGCGCGCCAGAGAAACTGCCGCTGGTGCCACGGCCACCGAGCAGCATGCGCTCCTCAAGCAGCATGGACGAGTACAAAACCGAGGTCTGAGAAAGCTGCCGAATATCCTGGTAGCCCTGGCCGCTGAACTGCGCGGCCCAGCTGACCTGGTCAGACACACCGTACTGCAGGTATGGCACACTCGTCTGGGTGCCCGCGTAGCTGATCTTCGGACCACGCAGGTAGTTGACCGCACCGAACGGGTTGGTCGTCGCCTCAGTGATACCCGGCCGCATCAGGCCAACGCCGCCGGTGCCGGTACCAGTGAACCCTGTGATGGTCTTGAACTGGTGAGCCGTACCGATACCCTTGCGCCGCGCGATGCGGTTGCGCAACGGAGTGGGCCGTGGGGCGAGCAGCTTCGCGGGAGCTTCGAGGTCGTAGGCCTGCAGACCGCCGGTGCCCGCAAGCGCGTTAGCGGCACCACCGTATCCGGGAGTGGAAGCACCACCAGCGTAGATGTCCTTGGCGACGTCGGTGCCGGCCAGGGAATTGCGGACGGACTCCAGCAGCTCCGGAGAGAGCGCCTTCTGCACCAGCTCATTGCCCAGCGACTTCTGCAGCTCCATCAACGGGCTAACAGGACCGTCCATGGTGGGCACACCCGGCGGCGGTACCGGATACTCGGCGGACTTGTTCAGCGCGCTCTTATATGCTTCGAAACGCTCGGCGATTTCAAGCGAGCTTTCCGCATCGCCGAACATATCCCCAGTCTTGGGAAGTACCATCATATCCTCGCAAAGTTAATGGACAGGGAGGTGTTACAGGGCCTTAAGTTCCGCATCAACCTGAAGGGCCTTCTGCATGTAGCCCTTACGCAGATCCGGGTCCTCGGCCTTGGATGCCAGCGTCTTATAGCGCAGCACCTCACGGGACAGATCGGACCGACGGGCATTGACGCGCTCAACCTCGGTCCGTCGCAGCGACGGTCCGCCGGGAGTGGCCATCTGCTCGACCTTTACCAGCCGCTCGCCCAGGTCACTGAGCGACTTTGCGGCGGTCTCTGTCGACGCCTCCACGATGTCCACGAACATCTTACGCAGTTCCGACCCCTCTTCCGCAAGAGCGTTCTTAAACGCCTTGATAAGAGTGTCGGAGTCCACCTCCGCGCCGACCGCCTTGACCAGGTCGGACTCTTCAGTGGGGGTGGTATCGGAGTCGGCATCGGCCGACTTGTTGGTGTCCTCGACGTCGTCCGTTACGGGCGCGTCATCGGTAACCTCCGGCGCGGACGAGTCGGACTCGACACCCTTGTTCTCCACCTCGGGAGCCTCGGGGGTCTCCGGCTCGGTGTCGGTGTCGATCTCCTTGTTCACGGGAGCCTCAGCGGCATCTACGGTCATCGTCTCATTTCCTTCCTCGGCCACGGCTTCAGAGTCAGCGACCTTGTTTGAACCGGACGACGACCAGTTGTCCGGGATCATGTCGGATGCACCAAGCGACTTAGCGCGACGCTTGATGTAGGCACGGATCGAGTCGTGATTGCCACTACCGCGGCCTACCGCTCGAATCGCGTTAGAGAGGTCTTCCTTATCCCCGATCGGGTAGCTGGGCTCACCCTCCGGGTTCTTCATCGCCTTTCCGGCGGCGAGCATCGACCGAAGCTGTTCGGCCGAGTACTTGCCCTTGGCGATGTCAACGTCGGCGGCCAGCCACGCCCTATCAGGGTCGACGTCCGCCTGCTCCATCTGCTCGCGGCGCGCGAAGCACCGCAGCGCATCGACCGCGCTCATCAGCAGGTGGATGTCGCAGTCCTGGCTAGGCATCTTGGCCAGGTCTTGCGCCTCGGAGATGATGAGTTGCGCGATGGTGGAGATGGCGGACTCGGCGCCGCTGATGTCACCGGACTCGTTCTGGCCGAGCCCGTCAGCGAACGACTTGACCAGCTCGATTGCCTTCGCGCGGTCGTAGGCCGGCATCTTGGAACCCTCTTTGAGGGCGACGGTGACGCCGCGGGTATCCATCACGTCCGCGAGCGCCTTGTTGGCTTCCCCGATCGCCTCGCTGATCTTGGCGGTGAGGGGGCGCCCATCGATGTTGATATTGACGACCGGCGGCTTCGCCGGCTCCGGCGCGGGCGCCTCATCCTTGGCGCCGACACCCTTCGTGATGGTGACCTGCAGCTCCTTGGCGATCGCGTCCTCATCGACCAGCAGCTCCTCGCAACGCACCAGTCCGCGATCGAGGTCGAGGTCGGCGCCGGAGCCCTGCCAGCCGCTATGCGCGGCCTTGCAGAGCGTCAGGATCGCGTTCGAGTTCGCGGGCCGATCGACGAGGCTGATCTCGGTGATCAAGCCGCCGGTGATCAGTCCGTTGCGCGCGGACGGACTCTTGACGATCTTCGGCTTCCGGATCCCGATGGAGAACCCGGTGAAGATGCCGGCCTTCGTCTTCACCACGGCCAGCGGGTCGACGATCCGCGCGGTGATGTAGTGGCCGTCCTCGGACGCCTCGTGCTCGATCGCCTTACCGATGGCGCTGTCGGTCCGGTGCTGTTCGCGGATGTTCCCCCACTGGAACCACTCCGGCATCGCGGTCTTCAGCCACCCCGCGTCGCAGCGCTGGTCGTCGAGGTCGAGCGAGTCGTCGGTGGCCTTGCCGTAGACGAGAAGGCTCCCGTCGTCTTGATCGACGGTCTTGGTAATCGGCGCGAACGTCGAGGTTAGGTCCATGAAAGGGTCCCCTTTTGAGTTCTAGGTGAACAGCTGACCGCCCCACCCGGCGGCCCAACAGCGGCAGCGGGGATGTACCGCTCCCGGGTAGACGCCATCCGGGGGGTCGGCGGCGGTGAACAGCCGGCCCTCCAACATCGCGCAGCGCTGATCGACGCGGTTATCGCCCTTGGTGCGCCACACCAGCAGCGGACCGTCGGCCTCCGACACCTCATCGACCTTGCGAGCGGCCGCCCGACGTCCGCGACCGGCCTTGACGTGCATATCGAGGTAGCGGCGCTCCTTGTCGAGCGCGTTGGCGTAGTCGCCCTGCGCTTTCGCCGCCGAGAGCCGGCGCGCCGCGGCCAGTAGGTACGCGGCCCGGTACTCCGGCTCCTCCGTCGCTACGCGCCGCAATGCGGGCATCCCATCGAAGGCGCTCGGTGCCCCGTAGCGCGATCGACCGGACAGCGGCTTGTCCAGCAGGAGCTTCCCGATCTCGATCGCGGCGAGACGATCGACCCCGGCCCCCATCAGGACATCGAGCACCTCGTCGGGTAGCTCGGTGGCCTCGATCGCGGCGCGGCTGGCGAACCAGGCGGTGAGCACGTGTAGCGCCACCGACTGATCCGCCAACGGGCGGCTGGCGTCGAACTTGCGCAGTTCGTCGCGCAGCCCGTCCCCAGCTCCCACCGTCTTGGCCCGCGCGACGGCCATCAGCGCCCGGACGACCGCCTCATTCGCCATCGTCTTGCAGATCGAAGAGCGCCTTGCACGCGTCCAGATCTCCCGCGGCGCCGAGCCGGTTGGCGGCCTCGGCAGCTTCGGGTGAGTAGCACTTGAACTCGAAGTCGCGCCACTTATCGCCGTTGCGACGAGCGAAGGTGAGGAACTTCTTGCGCTCTGCGGCGGCATCAGCCTTGGCGGCGGGCTTCTTCGCTTCCAAGGCCGGCTTGGCCGCGGGAGCGGGCTTCGGTGCCGGCGCCCGGTTCCCGTCGTGGTTCTGCGGGGCGGACGGGATGTTGCCCGGAATCGCGGTCGGCTGCACCTCGACGTTCAGGAACGCGGGCCCCGTCGGGGTGTTCAGGAAGGGCTGATCCGCCTCCGGGAAGGCGTAGCGCGGCAGATTCAGCTGGTCGCGACCCTCGTTGAGGGTCTGCAGGCCACTCCCGATGTAGCCGGTGAGCAGGTTCGCCTCCCGCTCCTCGTTCTCGTCATCGAGACCGTGGAACCGGAAGGTCACATCCTCGGGCATGCCCAGGTAGTTCGCCGACACCTCGTTGATCAGGTCGATGATCCACTGCGCGGTCGGCTTGGTGGTGCGCATCAGCTGGGTCTCTTGCTCCCCCTGCTGCAGGCTTGAACCACCCATGCCGGGGTTGCTGTTGGGCACGAAGCCCAACGAGGTGGGCAGCACATCGAACGCCGCGCAGATCAACCGAATCAGGTGCAAATCGAAGTCGCTGGTGAACTTCGCGTCCTTTCCGTGCGGGTATTCGGCGTTAAAGCCGGCCGGCAGGAACCGCGCCCGGTGGCGCTCGTTGGTGCGCCCGGACAATTCATCATTGAAGACGCTCTCGTATTGCCGCAACTGCTCCGGGGTCATCGTGGTATCGACCATCACCAACATCTCCGGCGTCACTCCGGCGGTGTATTCGCTGCGCAGCCAGTCGTAGCGCTTGAGCCACAGATCGACGTCGGTGAGCGCCTGTTCTACGCTGCTGAACCCGTAGGGGCCCCGCGTGCGCCGGTTGCGCACCTTGTAGATCAGCGAGTCGGTGGGCGCCTCGATGCCTGTGACCGGCCCGTATACCGCCGAGGTGAATTCATGATCGACGTCCTCGGGCGCGCTCTGGCTGAACTCGCCGCGCGGAAAGCCCCAGAGAATTTGCTGGAACGCGGCATACGGGTGCTGCGGTGTCGCTCCGCGATGATCGAGCAGCGGCTTGATGGTCGTGGCATCCAACAATTCCAGCGAATGGAGGTCTCCATTGAACTGAAGGTGCGGGTAGAGCGCGACGGCGTCGAGAACCAGTTGGTCCTCCATCAACGCGCCGAGCCATTCGGTGAAGGTCCAGTTATTGATTCGATCGGGCTTGGTCCACCAAGTGTGCAGCCGCTCGATCTGGTCGGCGTACTTATCCTGCAGGTCCGAGGTGACGGCGCGATCGGAGGTGCCTTGCCGGCGTGCCAGATGACGAGCGCGGGCGGAGTTGATGCCGAAGCTCCACTCCAACCCCGTGATCGAGGCCTTACTTACTTCAATGCACGCCCGCATGATGGAAACCTGATCAGCCGCATCTCGCAGGATGGACCAGGGGGTGGCGCGCGTGGTCGAGGTCTGGAGGTTCCAGGTGACCGGGTACTCCCAGCGCCGCGGCGCCGGACGACCGGACTGAAGTGGGGGATCGAGCGGCGCCGGATAGAGCGGCGTGCCCGGACCGAAGTTCACGTCCTCGTACGGGTCGCGAGTCAACGCGGAGTCGGGCTGCCCGTAGGAGAGCCCGTTGCGCTGCTGCAGGGCAGCCAGGTAGCTAGCGGTGACCGCGTGGCTGGAAGTACCCGGGGGGAGCGCGAGCGCCTTGGTTAGCTCCTCGCGGATCACCCGACGCACGTCGTCGCTAGCGGGAGGCAGCGGATGGGGCTGCCCCTGAGTCGGGCGCCGACGTCGCTTGGCCACGGGTCACCCCTTCTTTAGTTTGGTTAGGTTCATACAGGTGCTCAAGCTGGACAATCTGTCCACGTTGAGCACTCACGGCCGACGCGGCTGGGGTTGAACCAGCGACCCCTGACTCTTCAGGCCAGTGCTCTACCGACTGAGCTACACGTCGTACACAGCTACGCCCGCCTCCGATTCCAGCGGAGGCGGGCGTAGGGCTTGCGATGCGCGCACCGCGTGCGCGTCCCTGGGTTCGAACCAGGCATGTCCGGAGACGGCGGAGTTACAGTCCACTGGGCGGCCACTCCGCCCACGACGCGCATGCGAGACGATGGCGGGACTCGAACCCGCGAACGCGGCTTTGCAGGCCACGACAGCACCTAGCCACACCGCCGTGCATGTACGACGTTAGTAATACCACCTTCGACCACCGACGGGGCGACCGACACCGCCGAGCAGCAACAGCACCAACCCGACCACCAGCAGGATCGCGCCGATCGTATAGAGCAGGCCGAGCCCGGTCAGCCACCCGATGAGCAGCAGAATCACACCCAGAATGATCATCTGACCTCTCCTTCCCGTTACGCGACTTCGGACAACACGGCACCGCAGCTGCGACAGTTCGTCGCCTTCTTGGTGTTCACCGTCTCGCACTTGAGGCACTCGGTGGAGATCGCGTTCAGGTAGATCAACGCGGAGGTACCCACGGTCAGCTCGGTGGCCGACCAGACCAGCGCATCCAGGTTGTCGGGGCTCTCCGTGGAGTCGGGGGTGAACGCGCACATCTGGTCTTCCAGCTGCGGCAGCGAACCGACGATGTGGCCGCGGCCCTGCTCCCACAGCGCCGAGACCGGCTCCGCGCGCACCAGCTTGCCTCGGGTGGCGCGCACCGAGCGGTAGGGGACGTTCGGGTCGACGGTGCGCAGCACCTGCTCGATGTAGTCGCCACCGTTGTTGACCTCACCGACGATCCGGTCGGCATGCCACTGGTTGTAGAGGCTGACAGCCTTGCTCATACAACTACGAGGGGAGCCCTTCATCGTGCCGTCTTCGAGCACGTAGAGGTGGCCGTCGGCGCTACGGCCGGCGACAACGATGCCGGTGAAGTCCGACTTCTCCCCCGAGGTGACCGCCGGGTCGACGCCGACCACGATGCGCACGAGCGGCGGCGCGTGATCGACGCGCGTCTCGTCGAGCAGATCGCGGTTCCAGAGGGCGCCTTCGACGTCATCGAGAAGCTCCCCCTCCAACTCTTGACGGCCCATCCGGGTGCCCTCGTAGCGAGCCTTCAGCTCCGCCAGGGCCACCCGGGACAGGTTGTCCGCGTTATCCCATGTCTTACCCCGAACGACGCGTACGGAACCATCGGTGCGCGCGAGCAGCTCGCGCAGCAGCTTCACCGGACGTGGCGTGGTCGTCACGACCACCTGGGGTCGCTCACCGATCCGCAGCGCCGGCATGAGGCTCTCACCCCACAGATCGTCGGCGTGCGCCATCGAGGCCAGCTCATCGATCCAGGCCCCGGACAGGTTCGCGCCACGGAGGCGGTCGGGGCGGTCGGCCGAGTAGCCATAGATCTTGCTGCCGTTGGTCAACCGCACCGTCAGGTCGCTGGCGTTGCAGCTCTCCAGTTCGCCGGGCAGCAGCGCCCGCAAAATGCCGGACTGACCCTCAATGCAGACCTTGCGGCAATCTCTCCAAGTGGGAGCTACCACGGCCCACTCGGTGTCGGGGTTGGTGGCGGCCTGCTCGGCCAGCCAGTTGCTGCCGGTGGCCGACTTGCCCCAGCCACGACCGGCCAGGTAGAGATGGACGCTCGCCTCACCCTCGGCCGGGATGCGCTGATCGTCGCGGGCGGTGTCGTGCCACGGACGGTGGCGCTTCGGGGCGTGCTTGGCGAGCGCCTTCTGATAGGCGGCCACCTTCGCGCGCAGCGCCATGATCTCTTGGAGCTGGTCCAGCGAGGCTTCGATGACGGGCGGCTCGGCCATCTCGGCCTCCTAGGGGTGTAGTTGCACGTTATTGTTGGCCCGGGTATAGTTACGGGCATGACCATGACTAGCGACGAGAAGACCCACGAGAACCTGATTCGGCGGATGGCCGATCGACAGGGCTACCGGCTGGTGAAGTCGCGACGGCGCGACGCCGCGTCGCTGACCTACGGGCGCTACCTGCTGATATCTAAGTTCGCGCGCCGCCCGCGCACCGTCGAGGACGCCGAAGCGGCGCTGGCGGCCAAGGGGATGACGCTGGCCGAGATCGAGGCGAAGCTCGCGCCGGTGGACGCCGCCCGGTCCGACACCCGCCAGCCGCGCACCACGATGAAGGTCAACGCCCGCTACGGGCACTGGACGACGCTGTCGGTGGCCACCACGCGCGACGACGGCTACTCGACCGTGGCGTGCATCTGCGACTGCGGCTTCGAGCGTCGGGTGCGCAGCCAGGATCTGCGGCTGGGCAAGACGCGCTCCTGCGGACGCGTCGACTGCGAGTTCAGCTCGGCCCTCCGTCGACCGGTCACCGAGCCGAAGGTGGGCGAGGTGTTCGGGTGGTGGACGGTGATGGCTCCGGCCAATGGTGGTACCGCGCTGTGTCAGTGCCGGTGCGGCCGTGAGCGCCGGGTGAACACCAGGCGGCTGCGCAGCGGCGACAGCAAGTCGTGCGGGTGCCGGGCGAAGTGGCGCACCGGACCGTTCGCGCCGACGCAGTTCGATCGGCAGGAGTCGTGAACGACCGAATCTGCGCCGTGATGTGGGAGCGGCTGTCCGCGCCGATGAAGCGCGGACTGACCATCGTCGCCTCGGAGCCCCACGTCGATGAGTCGGTGATGGCGAAGTCGACCCGGAGCGTGCTGCTCGAACGCGGCTTCATCGAGTGGCACCGCCCGGACCCGCGCGCACGCATCACGCTGCGCGTCACCGATGAGGGCCGGTCGCTGATCGAGTGGGCGGAGCGGTCGTGAGCTTCTGGGAAGCACTCCGGCGGGCGCTGCTGTTCTCGCTCGCGCTCTACACCGGCGTCGCGGTGCTGATCGGACTGATTTGGCTGCTAGTGGAGGAGTGGTGAAGGCGTTCGAGGTGCCGGACTGGGCGGAGACCCCGCCCGAGGAGCCGTGCGCGAAGGAGTTCTGCGGCCACCCGCTGTCGGTGCACGACTACCACCCAGACTGCCCGGTGTGCCGCGGCGTCGACCCGACCCACCCGCAAGGCATCTGCAGCTGCGAGCAGTTCGATGACCGCGCCTACGTGGCGCGCCGGGCGCAGCTGCACGTACTGCACGAGCTGCTCGCCCTCGACCACCACTCGCTCGACGACGCCCTCGATTGGGCACGGCACGAGATCTGGAAGCTGGACGGCGTGCACCACGCGCCCGGCGAGCCGTACCAGCTGCGCTACCCCGGCGGCAAAGACGGGATGTGGCAGGTCGACTGCTCGTGCGGCGAGTACCGCACGGCGCCCTACCGCACGTCCGACAGCGCGGCCAAGGTTGCTCAACTGCACGCCACCGATAAGAACAAGGAGAGCAAGAAATGACCAAGCCCCAGCCACTGATCCTGGTACTGCTCGCGCTGGCGACCGCGTTCGTACTGTCCGCGTGCGGCGGCCAACAGCACTACCACGCCATTCCGGCGCCGGTGCCCGCCAGCTACGACAACAACATGTACGCCTCAGCCGTATGCGTCGACGGCCAAGGCATCCGGGTGCCGGACAACTACTGCCCGGTCGGTGATGGCTACCTGAACAGCGGCTACGGGTGGCGCTACCACCCGTACCTGGCCAGCGACCCGTACCAGGACGTGGTGTACGTCGGCTACCCGGTCGGCACCACCTACGTGACGACGCGGCCCGCGCGGGTATCGACCTTGCACATCGATCGCGGTCGCTTTCCTACTTCGCCCCCTCGGGGCGTGCGCGCCTCGTCGGTGCGGGTGGCGTCGCTGTCGGTCGCCACTCGGCCGGGTTCGTCGTCGGTGAGCCGCGGCGGGTTCGGGGTGCCGACCACTGGCACGCCGCTGCCCCCTCCGACCGGAACGGCCTTCCGGGCGCCGGCCGCACTCCCGCCACTGCCTGCTCGGACGGCGGCTACACCACCTCGGCCCGCGGCCGCACCACCCGCCGCTGCTCCGGCGCCCAAGTACGCACCGCGCACGTCGGGCGGGTCGTTTAAGTCACCCTCGATCAAGTCTGGCAAGTGATGGCGCGCCGTCGCCGGCATTCCCGCTGCTCGTGCTGGACGGGCGGGGAATTGCTGGCCATGTTGGTGCTCATTTTCGTGGGCGCGCCCGCGTTAGCGCTCGGCATTCGGTTCTTCAGCTGGCTCGGGTGGAGTGCGCCGCTCGCGGTACTCGTGGTGTTCCTGGTGGTCGCGGTCGCGGTGTGGGCGTGGAAGGCCGCCGCTCCACCGCCTCCGCGACCACGTCCACGACCTACCGCACCGCTTCGACCTGGGCCGGAACCGTGGCCGCCGCGTCCGGGGCCGGGCGGGCCTCGGTCGCAGGCCTGGTGGTCGGACCGGTCGTAGCGGTAGGGGTGCACGGCGTTACATGGTTGAACACGGACGGGTCCTCGGTGATGCGGGGGCCCGTTCTTTTTGTATACTCGACCTGAGAACGGGCCCTTTATCAGGGGGGCCCGTTCTTCTTTTTGCCCGACGTTCGCGGGCTACGGGCGCGGACGCGTGCTACGGTCGCGGACGCGAAGAGAGAAGCTGGCCGTCGCCCTCCATTGTCGGGGGCGGCGGCCTTTCTTTACGTCGTTTTGCAAATGATCTTGTAATTCCCTATCGCAAAAAATCCAAAAATACCGACAGCGCTATAACCCTTGCCCCGTTTTACCTTGTTGATCATGACCAAGGGGGGGTCATGATCAACAATGTTGATCACTATGTTGACCATGTCCAGTGCTGGACATGATCAACAGTGATCATCTTAGTTGATCATTGTTGATCACTGTAGATCATTGGACGGATGAAACATCACCCATATGGCCTACATCTTGATCATGAAACCGTGAGTAAGCTTAGGGCAAGCCCGAAAGGGTGGAACGGAAGGGCCCGCGGGGGTCGCGCGCGCGAGCGCGCGAGCCGGCGGTGCAGTTGATCTTTGATAGATCACCCGCGCTCACGCGCGTAGTCATAGTCGGCGGCAGACCTTGGGAGCCGCGGCGTCAACCGGTAGCTAAGCCCTACGA